GCATTCTTGGTTCCTAGGTAGCGTAGATATGAAGCCATCTTCACATCCATTAGATTCTTCATACGCACAAAGTTGGCGTTGATTTTCTTGTTTTGGTTGATATCATCAACGGGAATATTTTTTATGTCCAGCACGGTGGTTTTCCTAATCTGTTGTGTTATTTAGCGGGTGGGGTGTTTAGGCTGGTCAATGCAGTATGATCTTGGGACGGTTTACTTCTGTCAAGTGACAGGCCTGACAGGACACAGGCTCATCGTCCTGGGGTATTTCAAATATTTCCTGGCTCACAGCGGCAGCGTCAAGGGTGTGCCGCATGGCGTTCATGTGTGCTTCGCACAGCAAGGTAGCACCCTGATCGCCAATGGTCACAAGATGTGTGGCTCGGGGTACTTGATTCCAGGCTTGTCCGTATTCGTCTATGGTTTTCATATTAGTTTGCCGAGTAGGCCTTTTTCCAAGCAGGTTTGTTAGAATCATCGTGTCGCACATAACGATCGCGTTGTGCGGCCATTCGTTGTTGTGGGCTCTTGTTGTCCCAGGGTTCGCAGATGCCTTGTAAACAAGCAAGTATAGCATAACGAGCAGAATCAATACAGTCATCTGGGTCCGAAAATCTGCCTTGTGTGTCCACATAGTAGTTTGAGGCTTCCCTCAAGAAGTCCACACAGTTCTCATTCACCTGAAGACTGCCCACTTCCAACATCTGACGCATCTGATTGATACCGTAAGATTTATGGTTGGTCACCCGTCCTTGTGGGTCCGGAGGATTCATAATGGCGCCGTCTATCACATTGAGTTCGTATTGCTGGAAGAGTTCTCGGATGCTTGTGCTCGACATGGTGTAGCGTCCAGGGGTGGATGCATCAGCAGGTAGAACAATTGGAGTGCCATAAACTTCTGGTCTCAATAGGTGATTGATATACTGTGTGGGAACTGCTTCCTCAACTCCTTGAACCACAATTTGTTTGTGCAACCAGGCCGAGCGTTCATACGGATCCCAGTACATTAAACTGATAACTGTTTTGTCATTCACAAGGCCCAGGTCTAGTGCAATCACTCGCTGTATGTTGGGCATGTCCATAAAGTTAATGCTTCCACTTTTGTAGGTTGGCCAATCACGCAGTTGAAACACAGCACCTTTGCCCATGATAGGCCGCCCTTGCATACGAGCCTCGCGCTCGTGCGGAAGATAGTCTCGCTCCAGTTGGCGGCGGGTGGTGTTGAGTAGGAATGGTTCGCCCCATAGGTCGTATTCGGGCACATCATCCCATGACACACGAATGTAGTCATAGCCTTCTTCGCGATTCCAAAACTTTGATACAAGTCCATTCAAGCCTTTTAGTGGTGTGAAACTGCACAAGATCATGCCCTGTGTTGTTGCTGTTCTTGTGACAATCTCACTGAAGAAGTCATCCGGTGGCTGCTCATCAAACACCGCCAGGTCCAGTTTGAAACCTTGCAGTTGTCTGACCTCTTGTGTGTAGTTGGCAAACAGCAAGTAACTCTTGCCACCTGAAGCATGCCGGATCTCTATGCCAATGGCGTTGGCACCATCACCACGCATGGTGTCAACAACAATACAATCTCTAGGAATGGCACCTGTGCCCAGGGCATCTCTTAACTTGATGTCTGGTGAGCCCAGCAGTTCTTGTTGTAGCACCAGCGCCACCTGGCTCCAGCCTTCACCGGCAACCATACAAGTAATAGGTTTGCGGAACCTGTGTCCTGCCCACCAGTCAGGATAGATGCCAGTGAGATGCATGGCTGTTTCATAACAGGTGCTCACAGTCTTGCCAATTCGGTTGGCTGCCAGGATGCCTCTGCGGTCACTGGTTGTGACAAAGAAGTTTTTTTGATGTTCAAATGGCCTAAAATACTTGAGTTGATTGTACACCATGTCATCCGCTGTGGCAATGGCCAGTTCCTGAAACCGTTCCTGTGTCACATGATCAAACTGTCTTAAACTGTCGGGGGTGAGACTGTGCTGATCACAAACTGACCGCACTGCTCTACGCATGAGCACACCAGGATCCAGCATTAGTCTGCCCGTTCAATGGGCCAGTTTACCCGCACTTCTTCCAGATTGCGCAAGGCCAGGCAAAGACTCATGATGTCTTCGGGTGTGCCCAACCAGGTGTCTGGATGTGTGAGTTCTACACCTGCTGGCTTGCTTAGAATGTGTTGCAGGCGTTCCATCACAAGACGCATGGTGTGTTCTAGTTGTCCCGGCATGCGTTGCACAAATGCTTCACGGTTGGCAGCATTGACCTTTTGCAAGATCTTGGTTTCATCTGCATGACGGGCTTCACGAGCATTGTGAATCATGCCATCACGAAGTGTGTGGTCAGTGGTCATTCTTCAAGGTCCCAAGGGTTCTGTGCGGCTCGTTGATCCAGGGATATGAAGTCACGATCAATGTAGCGTATCCATTGATTTGAATCATTGTATTTCATGGTCTGCATCATGGCCTTGAGTCTGCGTCCCACAGGAGTGAGTGTGCCATCATCGCGTTGCACAATTTGTTCACCGGTGCGCGGGTCTGTCCACTTGATAATCTCGGGTCTCATGCGACCAAACTTGTCGATCTTTTCACCGAATGGTCGGGGTTCAATTGGTCCCAGCACTTCATAGGTGATGCAACCGTTTTTGTACTTGCGGAATGTGCAGTGCATTTTGACACCGCGGGCATGGTATTCGGGATCCGAGTGTGGCACAAATGCAGTGAAGAATTCATTCTGCACTTGATCAAGTGGTGGTATGTCTGCGCTTCGTGGCGGCAGGGTCTTGTGTGGCTCTTCAGGCACAAGGTCTGCCTTGTCCAGGTAAGGATTGCCTTCACCAATGTATTTGAGATCAACAGGTGTGCCATTTAGCACATCCATGGCCACCTGGTATTTGAGTTTGTTGGCACGACCTTTTAGGCTGAGCACAACACCGGTCTGATCAAACACAAAGCGTTCAAGATCAGTGGCAGTGGGGAAGTCTGTCTGCAGGCCATCAATGTCGTAGTCGGGTGATGCTGTGACAGGTGCCACAGTCTCTGCTGGTTTTTCTTTTTTGCGGGGGGAGTTCACACGGCCCATGGGGGCCTCTTCTTGTGGGACGGTGTCCCAGATGTTTGCCTCGGGGGCAGGAGTGGCTTTGTTCATAACATATCCTTTCTAAACAAATCAAAAACACTTGCCAACCCTATGCTGGCAAGTGTGGGTTGGCTATTTAATAACCAGAGGTGGCGCCTAAGGCACCTTTTCTTGCGGCACCAGACTTTTGCTTGCCTGCGTTGCCCTTGGTAGGTCCACGACCCACATTGGTCTTGGTGTGCAGGCCTTCTGTTGACTTGTCGCGGAAGCCTTGCATGCCCTTGCCTCTAGCGGCAACTGCACCTGTGATCATGTCAGCCAGTTCTGATTTCTCTGAACCTGACTTGGCCTTCTCACTCATGAAGTCGGCTCGCTTGGTGCCTGTGCTTTCATTGCCTGTGGTTGGTCCACGCTTTTGGTTGATGCTCTTGGCCTGCATGTTTGCGGTTGATATTCTTGCCATGTTGTTTTTCCTTATGCTACTGTGTAGCCTGATACTTCAGTCACTGTGGCCGCTGCCGCTTGGATCTGAGTTGGGTATGCGAATGGTGAACCATCCAGTGCGCTGACTCTCACTGCCACATTCACTGTGTTGCCTGTGTTGTTCAGGTAAGTGGTTGAAAGTGGTGTACCAGCAACTGCTGTAGGGCCAATGGCAGCATTGCTACCTGTGTTGACCCAACCGTATGTGGCTGGCGTATTGGTCACATTCACAAACGCATTCAATTGGTAGGCAATGTTGGCAGTGCCTGCAAGACCAAATGCACCTGAAGTGATGTTGGCTGTGATGTCTGTACCCACATTGGCTGTGATTGCTGAGAATGTGACCTGCTGTGGACTTGTCACTGTGCTGTACTGTGTGGCTCCGATCACTGGAGGAAATGCTGTGCCACTTGCTACGAATGTCATGCCTGTGGTTGAACCTGCTGTGGTAATAACATTGGCACCACCTTTGGTAGCACTCAATACAAAACTTGAACTCTGATCCGTGCCCACAATGTAGTAGGTGGTGGGTGAAGTGTAGGCTGTGATTGCGCCTGTGCCCAGTTGTGATCCACTCACTGTGACGGTGTCACCAATGTTGTAACTGTTGAACGCATTGGTGGTGAAGCCACCGGCTGTGTTGGCTATCACAACATTGCCAGGATTGATACCAGGTGTGGTGTCTGTGGTTGAGATGGTGAATAGATTCTGACTGCCTGTGTTGACAACCGTTTCTAATGCTGGGGTAATGACTGTGGGCATGTTAAATTTGTCCAGGTGTGATGAATACATTGCCTGTGGCAGTGACGCCAGCAACGGAGATGTATAAGTTACTGGCCTGATAGGTGTTGTTCACACGCACCTGCACAGTTGAATTGGGTCCTACCACAACACCTTGACCGTTGAAGCCGTTGGTGGGGATTACACTGTTGTGGTCATACTGATCAAAGCCATAGTTCACAGTGACCACATTGGCTGTGTCTGGATTGAAGATCAACAAGCAATTGGGGATACCAAAGCCACCCGGAGCAAGTGCTACCGCGGTGTCTGTTGAATCATCTGCATAAGGCAGTTTGGCTGAATTGCCTTGAACGATAAATGGTATCATGTGCTAGTCCTTAGTATTGGCTCTTGGGGCCAAAGTTGAAGTTGTTCTGATCACGGGCTGTATTGGGAGTCTTTGACGGCTTCTCACTGTTGTAAGTACCGCCACCAGATTGGCCCACGCGGATCTTGTCTGGATTCGTCGGTGACTTGGCCATTACGCCACCTTCGCCACGGTATTGACTACCACGGTTGATTGAATCACGCACTGAGCCTTGTGCTGGCAATTTTGGTGTGGAACTGGTCATTGTTTTGCGATTGCTGTCCCCTGTTACGCCGGCACCAAGGTTGCTGGGCATTGAGCATGAACCATCATTGCCTGTACGGTTTACAGCCTGTGGTTTCTGCACCAAGCGCCCATCGTTGGAATGACCTGACCATTTGTTACCAGCAAAACGCTTGAGGCTGGCTGGCTTCATGTTCTCCATACCATCAAAATTCATGTTGGTATCTGATTGTGTTGTTGAATTGTGTTTCATTGTGCTTTCCTCTATGTTATTTATGTGCTCTTGTGTATACCAGCGATTTGGGCTATGGCTTCTGCAAAAGCCCGTTGTTTGGCAGCCACAACATCATCAGTTTCCACAGTGGTCACTTCTGATTTGTCGGCCAGCATCTTGTTCATGAAGGCCTTGTCATAGTCCCTGACACCGTTCCAGTCCGAGCGGCCAATGGCCAAGGCATAGTTGTGTGCCAACAGTTCACCATAGGTTCTGCCAGTCTCCAGTTCAATGTTCAACATCAAGTCTTCTAGTTTGACTTTAGTGCCTGAACCTCGGGGGCGGCCAGAGCCAGGACGAGCGCCACCACGAGAGGGTGCTTTCTTTCTAGCGGGTTTTATTGAATTCTTTTCCGTTGTCATACTCATACTTATGCGGCCACAAAAAAGCCCCGGGGATTCGGGGCTGAAACCTTCCTGAGTCGTGCAAGGGAGATCAGGGGTTTTTAATCTGCTGTGCCATTCAACAAGTAATAAGTTTTAAGCACTCGTCTTGTCAGACTCTTATGTGGTTTCTTGATCAGTTGCTTGGTTCTGAGTTTTTCCAAACTGCGACCAAGTTCATCACAATCTGTCACTGACATCCAGATGCTTTGTTTGATCTCTTTGATGCCTTGTTCCACTGTGGTAATGTCAGATAGTTCAGCATATCCCAAACTGGATGCTGATGAGATTTGGATTACCTTGTGATTCAACACATAATCATCCTCCATTACCTTTGCTCTACAAGCACGAATAATCTCAGGGTTGATACCTTGAGTAAAGCAAAATGTTATAAATCCATTGTAGTCCATCATATCTCCCTTGCGTTGTTTAATATGTGTATATTATAACATGTGTTGAATTAGCGATCAAGTGTTTTGGCATTATTGATCAGTTCAGATTCAATCACACCCCGTAGCATGTCCAGGGTAGCGTCTGTGCCCCAGATTCTAACCATTCGGCTGATCAGGCTACGCAGGCGAGCAACTTCTAATAGTCTTGAGTGTGTCATATCATTATTTAGACTCTGCGGCCTCCGGAGTGATGTCTTCAAGATAGGGTAAAGTTCTCAAAGGCCGTGATGTGCGACCATCTGTCTTGATACGCACACGCACACCATACTGATCACGCAAGCGATCCAGTTCTGCGTGAAACATGATATGAGCCCAGTTGGGGATTTGGTCAATCACAATATTGTTGGGTGAGTTCATTCAGTGCCTCTTCAAGCGTTTGTTTGTAAGTGTATAGTATAGCAAAAAGTGATTTTGTGGTCAACTGCTGGTGTTGTTTAAATACAACACTATGAAGATCCCCAAACTCAAATACTACTACTTGGCCATGAACGAAACTGATTACCAGGAGTTCGAACGCACACGACGCATTGAACCTGTGCGAAAAACCACGCTGAATCCTGTGACAGGGCTGATGACCACACCGTTCTTGTATTTCTATTCACGCCCGGCCACAGCAGACACACGCTATCGGCAAATCAATCATTACCAGCACCATCCTGTGTATGTGTTGCGTATACCACGAGAGTATGTGCGCAGAGAATCCTTGACACCTGCACCTGATCCTGCGGGTATGTGGATCTATGGCGATCCAATCCTGCTGCCTTTTTGTGGTGTGGAACGCTTTGAACTGGATCCCAACGCTGTGAATCCACCTCCTGTTGTGATTGCATCCAGCAGCCGCAACATGATCTCCATTGCCATCACATGAGACAGACACACACCACCTATCGCAGACTCAAAACAGGTGTGTGGCAGCGCAGTATCACTCTCACACGACCCATGCCTGAACCTGTGAGGCAGTTGTATGCGCAGTTTATACCAGGAGACTGTGCAGGGCCGGAGTTGGATGTACTTGATCAGTCAGTTCAACTGCCCAAGGTGTTCCTGAACACAAGCGATTCCAACGAGCAACCATAGCCTCGGGCAGGTCC